TTAGTAGATAACATGGAGCAACCTATTGAAGATACTACTATGGGTCCAGGTGGTTATCCAATGACAGCAGGATTAAATATTCTTAAACTTCCAAAAAAAATTTCCCAAGGTATGGGGGCTGCTAAAAAAGCTGCAGAAAAATATGGATTTGCAATTGACGAGTGGCTTTCAAAAACAAGAAAAGAAAAAGATGCTATAGCATATAAATATAATAATCCTGAACCAAAAAGAGGTGCAGACGCTTATGTAAGAGCACCTGATGAGTTATTAACTAGAGTTGAACCTTCTGCAGAAACTTTAGCAAAAACAAATGAAGAATTAATAGCAGCATTAAAATTAAGACGTAATATGAATACTCCCGAGTATTGGAGTAATCTTGAAGCCCTATCTAAAAACACAGGTAAAAGTGTAAGGATATTAGAAAAAGAATTAGCTCCAGAAGGAGGAAAAATTTTTTCTTTTGCAGAAAAACTAACAGCAAGATTTGATAAAGACACACTTGAAACAATGTTTCCTTCTGCAAAAAATTTAAGTCGTGTAAAAGAATTTAAAAATATTTTTAAATCTAATAATAAAAACCCAGTTAATTTTTCACCTAGAGGATCTGGTTCATTAAATTATCTAACTCAACCAAATTTATTTAACAAAAGAGTTGAGTTAATCAAAAATAAAAAATTAGATATGAATGCTCTTTATTCTCAGGCGGAATTAAAAGAAATTTTTAATGCACCTAATTTTAGTTTAAATTATGTAGAAAGTGCCATACCGGGTTCAGTTAAAAGAGAAGGACCTATTGTTGCTAAGAAGGGTACTCCAGGAGGAGTTAAATCAGGTTTAACATCTATCAATGATGTTATTGCCGCTTTTGAAACAAAGATAAATAAAAAAATAGTAAATCCTAGAGGAATTGGTTTTGCAGGTAGAAAAGCTCAACAAGAAATAGATCAAGATTTATTTAAAGTTACTGGAGAAAGTTTTAGAAAAGTACTTTCACGAAAAATAAGAGAAAATAGTAAGACTAAAAAAATTGAAGCTTTTACAGGTAGTAATAATTTAGATCCACAAATAACTTCTATCTTACAAAAATATGATGTAAAAATTCCACAGATAGCTCATTTAAATCCTGTAGAGTTTGCAAAAAGAAAAGTTTTAAGTGATACAACAGATCCTACTGTAGATATAGAAACTTTATTGGGTAGTCCTAGATTTCCTGGATTTAGTAAAAATTTAGATCAATTATATACAACTGACAATTTAGGTTTCCAAGGCAAATTCTTTAATAACAGTGTTGTAGGAAAACAAATTCAATTTGAGTTAAAAGATACTTATCAAAAAATGCAACCTTTAATTACTAAGTATCAAGGTAAAAAAGTTCCTTTAAAAATTCAAAAACAAATTAAAATATTAAACGGACAGGTAAATGCATTATTAAAAAAATCTAGAGCAAATCAATTTAAATTTAAAGAAGAAATGTCCGGAGCAGCAAAAAATTTTGAAGATTTATATGGTGGAACTTTGGGTAAAACAGGACCTTATGGAGAAGTAAGATTAGCAGAAGACATAGGTAAGAATGAATTAAAAGTTATTAATTTAGATCCAAAAAATGCATCTCCTTTTATTAAAAATAAGAGTAAAGGAGCGTTAG